ACCACCACCCTGAGGCGCGGTGTCGGTACCGAACAGCTTCTCCTCGAGCTTCTTGAGCTTGTCGGCGTCAACGTCGAGGGAAGAGATCGTAACAAGCGCGGTCGGCTTGAAGCCGGTCACGTTGATAGCGGTCGTAGAGACATCCCACGAGAACGAGATCGCCTCGGGGGAGTCGTTAACGGTCTTGTAGCCCTTCTCAGAGGGGGAGGCCTTGCAGCCGTACACGAAGTGCAGCTTGTAGCCCTTGTCCTGACCAGCCAGATCGTCACCGATCTTGGTGCGGTACACCAGAGCGAAGGTGAGTCGGTCCTGCTGACCGATCTTGATACCACTACCCAGCGAAGCAGAGCCGTCACAGGCCTCGAACTCGTCGGGGTAGGTGTAGGCCTCGATCGTGAGCTTCAGCTTCTCAGCCGAGAGCATAGTCAGGTACTTGATGTTGTCGGCGTAAAGGTCAGTAGCCTCAGCGCCCTCGGGCTTCTCGGAGACGGCGGTAATACCGTTCCAAGCAACACCCTTGCCGTACTTCTTGGCGGAAAGATCGTACACATAAAGTGCGCAGTGATCGACACCAGTCTCAATACGGCGCTCGCCCGTCTTGTCCCAGACAAGTGCAGCCATGTCTTCTCCTAGTAGTAAACGTCAAAGACGTCGTGATACAGGTTGTCATGGACCGTCCGTACGTCATGTCGACTGAACAGAAGGTCCTCGATTTTGACCCTAGTCGGGTCTTCGGGATTCCGAGCGATAAGCGTCACCTGGAAGCGTTCCGCCTTGATGTACTTGAGATTGTCTGCATACATCGGCTCACCCGGAGTTCGCTCGTACACGATGCACGGATACTGGAGCTTCAGGGACGGGAGTGGCTGATAATAGACATTCCTGGATCCCAGGATCTGCTCAAGCTTTTGCTGAAGCTCAAGGCGTCGGTCCATTATACACTCCCGTCATCTCGAGTACCAGCCGGGGGAACTTCAGCTCCACGTAGGAGATTTTCCAAAGTCCCCCCAGCCAGCGAACGTACCGAAGGTTCTGGATGTTATCCGTTACATAACCATCTGCGATAATACTTACCTGATTGCTAAGGTTGATATTATCCAGAACCTGCTCGGATGCACTAAAGCGACGACTCTCTCGAGTGATGTCGCCATAGTACTGCTTCTCGATGATCTTGTCTTCCCAAATTCCCGGGGAGGTCTCAACCTGTGTAGCGAAACCTATCTCTCCGAAGAATTTGGCCAAGCTCAGTCCTCAGCGACGGGAGAACCGGCCTCCTGCTTACGCTCCAGGATGATGGCCGACTTGACCTTCGTCAGAGCGCCAGAGAGACGGGTCTCCAGCAGGTAGTGGTACTGGTTGAAGCTGATGTCGAAGTCCTCAGCCGCGAACAGCTGGCCACCCTTGTCTGCACCGATGGTGTAGTCAGACATGTTGACAATGATGCCCAGAGCGTCAACCTTGCCGTTCTTGTTTGAGGTGCGGACCAGGTTCTTCATCAGCGGAACCTTGACGATCTTGGAGACGCCGACGTAGTCAGCGAGGTCGCTCAGGGAGCTGAACAGGCGGTGACCCATCTTGTCCTTGAGCAGAAGGATCTCGGTGATGACCTGAGGAGCGGCAAACCAAGTGGGGTTACCGGAACCCTCATAGTCGTCCATGGCCCGGACGATAGAGTCCAGCATGTCCTCGGTCGTGGTCTCCTTAGCGAGGATCACGCGAGGCGCGTAGAGGGTGTCCTCCTTGTAGACCGGACGGATGCAGTCCTCCTTGATCTTGTCATCAGAGGAAGCCTCTCGGCCATCACCCAGAAGAACAGCTCGACCGAGCTCCTCCTCGATCATGATGCGCATCTCTCCACGGATCCAGGTCACGACATCGAAGTCAGTGATGTCCAGGATGTCGTCCCGGTCCAGCTTCTGCTTCTTATAGATCGTGGTCGGAGAGGTGGTGCGCTTCAGAAGGCTGAAGACCTCATCCTTCTTCTTGTTGCCCTTGATGTAACCCTTAGCACGAGCCTCATCCGCGGTGATATCCGCGAACTGGGTCTTGATCCGGGAGAAGGGGGAGTGCTTAGCGGCACCGACGACAGAGGAGACCCAATCGGTCTTCCGCTTGATGAACTCGGGGGTAGTCCACAGGTTCTTGGCGTCGGGGAAGAGGGTGTCGATCTGCTTGATGCCGTAGTTGTCGGCGTGAGAGAGGACAGCCTCCTTCAGGGAGCCGCAGGACTTAGCGTCGGCGAAGATCTGCTCGACGTCGGCGTGCGTGAGCACAGGGAGCTCCTCGGTCTTGGAGCCCTCGAACACATTCTGGTGAGCCATAGTATCCTCAGTAGTAGTGTCGGAATGGGCGGTGTCCTCAGACTCTTCCGCCTCTTCATCAGCGGTCTCGACGAGCTGTCCGACAATGGCATAAACCGCCGTCTTCTGCTCCTCGGTCATGCTGTCGAAGATCTCCCCAAGAGTGGGGTCGTCTCCATCGCCTTCGGCCTCATCGGCCTCCGGTTCATCCTCAGCGTGCTCGACGTCATCAGCCTCATCGGCTTCATCAGTCTCCTCCGCATCGGGCTCCTCGTCCTCATCCTCATCGGAGTAAGAAACGAAGTCTATCTGAGCATCCGTATACATTACGGCCTCGACCTCATCGCCATCATCACCATGAGTAATGGAGATCTGATCGATGTATGCGCCAGGATTGGCGCCGCGAAGCACGATACTCACCTCAACGAGCTCGCCATGGACAACGTCATTGCCCTTAGCCTTTACATGGGTGGCATAGATGCTCAGAGCCTTAACATCGCCGTTACGGATCATCTCACGAGCGGTCCGTCCAGCATCCGAGTGGTTGAGATGAGCGTATGCATACACCCCATCCTCTCGAACCTCAAGATCGGCGTGACCAAGGACATTCGATACGTCCTTATGCTGGTGCTGCCAGACCAGCGGGACAGTCTTTCCATCGTACGCCGCGAAAGCCCCGTGCCGGATCACCTTGTTATCCGAGCACCGAACATCGTTCCTCGTGGCATAGCCGGAAAAGTCGCACTTAGGTGCCATTTTGACTACTCTCCATCAGTTCGGAAATTGGTGTATCCGCAGCGGGCGGACCCTCATCGGGCGTTTCACCCGGAGCCTCCTGCTCGCCTGCCGGATTGATGTTGGAGTTCACCAACTGGTTTGCGGCTTCGTCGTCAGCCTGAGGCCAACCGAACTTCGGACGCAACTCGTTGGCGGTTCCAATCTCATTCCTCTTAACCGAATCCACAAGACTAGACATCTCCTCAAGCGGAACGTTAAGGAATGGATCTTCGATAGCCATGACTCGTTGGTTCTGAGTCCGGGCCGTCTTGGTGAGGAATGTCCGGGTAAGGGCGTCAGTGATCGCCTTCAGAACTGGTCGAACTGTACGGTTCTGGTAGTTCAGCATTTGGCGAGCGTCAGCTTTTCCGTTGAACACATCCTCAGTCATCCCAAGCTGATTATACAACTGAGTAGTGAGCCATTGGATCTGCCCCATGAGGTTGTTCTCAGAGGGACGGTTCAGCTGAGTGATTCGCTCTGCACCATCTGTGTAGGCAATACCATATTGCGATCCAGCAAGCTGGTCTTCAATCGCCTTGCGTCGGGCTTCGGCCTGCTGCTTCTTCAGTTCGGTCTTCACGACGTACGGAAGCTGAATGATAATGTCCAGCTTTCCGGATCCTGACTGACGATCAATCGCATCCAGTAGGTGGAGCTTCTGCGTCAGTCGCTGCAGCGTGGAGTTCGGCGCATTCATTACACTATACAGCGGATTGTTTACGACTGCGACGAAATCCTTAGGCAGCGTCAGCTGCTCTCGCTGTCCATTTGTGTCGTTATAGACCTCAACTCGGACATGCTTCGGGAACCACTGGAGAATCTGCCCGACTCGCATAGAGCGGATGTCCCATCCAGCAGTCATGTCGGGACTTACGTCTGTGTCGACGGGAACAATCGCTACAGCGCCTTCCTCGAACAAGGTGAGCACTAGATCCTGGAAGAATCCCTGCCCAGTCTGGTCAATGTTGGCGCTAAGATGCAAACACTCATCGAGATCGCTTCGTCGATAGCTCTTGAGGTTTCCGTTTTCATCGACAGATACATGTCGAATCGGAACGTTAGAGACATCAATAGCGATCTGGTTATAAATGCTTGTGACGATTGTTTGATCGCCGGCTACAGGACGATAATAAACACTCGGATTCCCGAAAGTCTGCATACCGAACTCAGGAGTATAGTCCATTTTGTCTGGACTTCTTCGAAATGCATTCCAAGCGTGGCTTAATCGATCACCTAGACCCATTTCACCTCCTTGCTCATTCGAATGCCTCCTTGTTGATTTTGTATGCCACGAAGGCATCCATCAGAGCGGCTACTGAGTCGATCTTCTCTTCAGTTCTCTTCTTCAGTAGCTTCCGGTTACCATTGGTATCCTCGAGAGTCACACAGTTTCCCATTGTGAACGACATGAGCTTCTGGTCGAAGATCAGCAGTCGCTCCTCAGCAAGCTTTTTGAGCTCGCCTAGTGGGACGGACTCTGTGCGAGCGCCCTGAATGACTTTCTCGATACCATATGGTCCGTTCTCTTGTTCCCATCGAGTTACGAATTCTTTCGCATTGTATGGGTCGAACCCGAATGCGGAAACATCATACTTCTGGTCAGCAATGTGCTGGTCCAGATCCTCGTAGACTTCCATCATGTCAAGGACGGTTCCATCCATGACTCGAAGGGTTCCTTCCTGAATGAATTCGTCATACTTCTGTCTCAGAGCACCAGGGAGTTTCATCAGCGTTAGCTCTGAGATGTATGCCAGAGTCTTTACGCCAAATGCCTGGTTCCTGAGGGGGAACAAGAAGGTGAAAGCACAGAAGTCATCGCCCTGAGACAGGTCTGCGCCCATAGCGCATTGCATGTTCCAGAATGTATTCCGTCTGTGCGGGATTGTCTCCTCGTAGGTGAAGAAGTACGTGTATCCTTCCATGGGAATCCCGAATCGCTTGGCTAGAATGTCGTTTCGAGTTGCTGGAGCTTGCTCCATTCGCTCGACGTCTTGCTGGTAGCGATCATACCCGACTGTGATGCCAATGTTTGGCTGAGCCTTAACCCACATGTCGGGCTGGTTGACTTCCTCAATCCGATCGAGTCGGTAGTAGAAGATCGAGATGTGCGGGGCGAGGTATTCGCCCTTCAGTATTTTGAGCAACTCCATCTTCATGGTGTCGCCTACTGCATTCCGGATCGTTCCCTCAGAAGAGACGGCCAGAATCACAGGATCTTCGACCTTCGAGGCTCCCTGCTCAAGTGCGGCCACCACATCCTCACGGACGTCTCCGGAGAGCCATTCGTCAACAGTGCTAACCTTTGGGCGCAGGCCCTGGAGTTTGTCGACGGACATGGGACGGACTTCAAGCAGGGAGCCCGTCAGGAAATTCTCAACGCCCTTCTTCGTCGCCACCAGCTTCTGGCGGTTAGCCCGATTGCCAGTAGTATTTTGAAGGGAGCCCTCAGTGAGGAACTTGTACAAAGGTCCGCGTGCCCGCGTAATAGCGGTACGGAATGGACCCATGACTTCCTCAGCCTGCTTCATCGTGGGGGCAGTGGCGATCTGATGCGTCGTAGTAGTGTCAATCACCATGAAGTAATTCTGGATGAGAGACATATACATCGACTTTGCAGCACCACGAGCCACGATGAGGTATTGTTTGATTGTGAGACGCTTCTTGATGGTCTTCGTTTCGTAACGACCGCCTACGCCATCCTCATAAGGGACGTAGACTTTCTGCTCCTTGAAGTAATACCATCCGAGAAGCTGCTCAGCCCATAGTTTGAAGCTGTCTAGCAGATGGAGGTCTTCTCCGTCTGAAAGTGTGAGTTCATTCTCGCAGTAGGCGATGAACCCCTCGACAGCTTGGTCATCATAGTAGTATGTAGGATCGGAAATCAGAGCATCGATCAGATTCATCTCGCAGGAGATTTCCTCGCAGACAGGAATCTCTCCTCTAATTACCGCGTCTCGAAACATACCATAGTATTTTGGTACTGCGGTATTCGACAACATCGCTAAAGTGGACTTCCTGGGTTACGAGGACGCCGCTTGGGCTTATTCGAAGGCTTAGTCTGTTTATATGACTTTGCCTTCTCGAGTTGCTTAGGTGCTTTAGCCTTGGATAGAGCGGGTCCAGCAGGCTTGCTGGGCTTAGTCGGAGTCGGTGTAGCTGCAGCAGTCTTGTTTGCTTCTGCAGCTGCAGTCTGGACCGCCTCAGCCGCCTTCGTAGCGGCCTTTGCCGCACGATCGAACATCTTCTCGGCGCCCATCTTCTTGGAGTCGCTCCAACCGGTATCGAAGGCGTTCTTCATGGCCTTGGTGGCTGCATAAGTCCCTGCCTTCGTAAGGCTCTGCTCGAGGATCTGCCTAGTGACCTGACGACCTCGAACCAGGTGGCGATCGGCCTTGAGCTCCCGATAGCGTTGCTCTCGCTCCAGCCGGTTAATACGGGAGTTGAGCTCTGCGTCAGTGAACTTCTTGTAGGAGAGGCGTCCGCCTTTTGATCTCTTGTTATCCTGCTTTTTGAGCTTGTAGGAGATACGGGCATTGTTGGCTGCGAGAGCGCCTTTTTTGACAGAGGATCCTGCGCTTTGGAGTGTCCCACGTACAACCTTACTCCCTCGAGCGGCTTTGGCGCGGATCACGCCCCAACGCATACCCTTTACGCCATGATGGACAAGATCCTCTACGGTTTCTGCTCCGTCTGGAACACGATCCGCCATGCTGCCTCCTCGATCAGCTTCTGATAGGAAGTGACCACGAAGGAGTTCGAAGGCGGATCAAAGATCAGCCGAACCTTCATGGCAATGTAGCTCTTTATGGCCGATTCGTCGTCGATGTTGTCGAAGACGTCCCAGCCAGTCGTCTTTTCAATCGGGGTGTTGCATTTTGCCCCGAGTTGTACGAGATCCATCCGTGCAGTATTGATGTGCATCAGGATCTGGTCGTCGAAGGCGTCATAATTCGGAACGATTCCGAGCGCCTTCTTGGTATCCTCAAGAATGGTTCCCATTAGATCCTCCAGGGGGCCTGATCATTCGGTCTACGCTCAACGACTTGCGTTGTCAACCGAGATCGGTCTCCGAAGTGTATCGCGTTGTGGGTATTCTTGCAAGTTGTGATGAGAAACTCTGGCTCAAGGATGTCTGGATTGAATTCCTCGAGATCTCTGGGTTGAATCGGATTCATGTGGTGGATTAGCGGCATGTATCTGATGTCAAGCCCTTCGATCCCGAGATCACATGCTTCATCCCGAGCCAGAACAAAGTTCCTGACCTTCTTCCACTCGGTTGAGGAGTAGAATCTTTGGTTCAGGTAACGATCGAAGCCAAACGTGGCTGTACCGACTTGCCCGGTGAGAGCCAGGTAGTCAAACCGCTCCTCAAAGGTCTCGAGGCGCGCCAGTTCAGTATACGTTCGTAACATCTCCCGCTCCAGAGTATGTACGGAAGGCTTCGATGGCTTCTTTGGCAATCTTCTCGGCTTGCTCAGCGCTGACGAGCGCTGTCTTCTTCGCCTCGAGGAGTGCTGTTTCATTCCTCAGCTTCTCTACCTCCAGCTGTTCTCTTGTGGAGGCGAGCTTGAGGTAGTGGTTCACCGTGGTTGCCGGTGCCGTACCCTCCCGAAGCTGCTTCTCAGCGAGCTCAAGCGCTAGATTGATCATCTGCGCCTCTCGTTGTTCCACAGTTCGAGCGGGTTTAGAGGGTGTTGCGGCCCTTTTACCCATAGTTGCTCCTTAGATAGAGGGCGTTTGGGGCCAATTGAGGGTTAGATTCTAGGGCCCATTGTGAGCGAGACCAGCAGGAAGAAAGGAGCACACGAGAAACTTCCTGTGGGCCCTAGAACCTAGTCCCCAATTGGCTTTCCAAATATCCCTCCGGGGAAAATATGGAGGGGGCGGCGATGAGGGTGGGGGGCCTAAATGCGAGACCCCCCTCCCCCGGGTCGACGGAGAAATTTTTATTTTTCAATCATCGATCTCGAAAGTTTGATAGAAATTTGTTCCATCAAGATTGAGAATTCGATCAATTGCATTTTCAATTTCTTCGATTTCAAGTTCTTCACTTAACGAATCGCTTGACACACACAGCCTAGCCACCAGGCCACAGGTACCGTAGCCGTGCGCCGTGTCAAAAGCAAACCATTCGTCCCATGAAGTTCTTGGATCGTAAGGATTGTCCACTGTAGACAGCATCCTAGCCATAGTAGACCTCCTCAGAGAGGCCCTGTGAGAGGGTGTGTACCATGGTGTGGTCAGCCCTCCTCAAGAGCACGGTGTACAGAAGTTGTAGAAATTCCCAAAGCTTCAGCAATCTCAGCAGCAGTCTTACCTCTACTACTCATAGCCTTGGCTCTGGCCACCATGCTGGACGATACCTTAGGCTGGGACCTAGGTGTAGCCAGTTCCCTAACTACTGATTCATCAGCAAGTTCAAGAACCTTGTTCAGTGCAGCCTGTGATACAGCACCTTCCTGGATAGCCTGCCACTCTCGAGGTGTGATAGAGAAAGGCTTCTTACCAGCCCCCGTTCTTGAACGGGCCTCGGCTAAAGCCTGGCGGCGTGCCTTCTGAAGGCGCTCTTTATCATTGGCAAGAGTTGGATCAGCTTGCTTCTTAGCCCTAATGACTGCGTCAGCTAGGACCTGAGCCTGCCTTTCCCTGGGTTTATTCCGGAGGGCCTCGTTTACTTTGGCCTTGAGGGACTTAACTTCAGGGGCATAGGTCTTTGCAGCCTGGGGGTTCTTTCGAACAGAGGGGATAGCAAGCGTAGCCTTGCGGGCTTCGTTAGCCATAGCCTTCAGTTCGTTAGAGTGATTAGCATAGACCGTTTCAATAGCACTCCCGTTCTTTGAAACGAGAGAGTATGCATCATGGGTCTCTGCCAACTTAGTGGACTTCTCTGTACGAAGCACGGTCTTACCATGCTTGTCCACATAAGTAGCCCCAGTCTCTTCATAGACCTTGCGTCCAGTCTTCTTGTCAATGGGTCCACCCTTTGAAGCGGACCGGGCTTTTCTTTCAGGAACCCGTTTCTCAGATGAGGCACGGCTGATTAGAGTAGAAGCCCCGGCGTTTGCCTTACCCTGGTATTTCTTCTTGAGGGCGGCAATACCGTTGTCGATCTCAGACTGCTTGTAGTTGAGCTTGTGCTTCTCGGCATCAATCACAACCATGGAGTGCCTAACGGCCCGGGCAATCTCAGCCTGGTTTGCACCACCGATTGTCATATCGGTGATCAGGTTTGAGACCTCACCCATCTTCATCTGCTTCTGCTTAGAAGTCATAGGTGTCATTCCGGGGTAGGCAGGATACATAACCTTGGGATCGAAATCCTTCAGGCCCTTCAGAGCAGGAGAGGTCTTAACCTTTCCACTGTTGTTCGGAATACAGAGAACAGAGTCTCCGTCGAAGTCTGCACCAGACAGACGCTCAGCCACCTTAGGGTGGATTCCGATTGCATCCTTAACCTTAGTCCCTATTGCTTTTCTGGCATGGGGGTTTTTGTTGTTGACTGTCAGCTCAGGAATCTCGAATCGTCCACCATGAGGGTGACGAACGAGAACAACCTTCTCCCCATGTTTGAAGTTGGGGGCGTAAACCTCCGTGGTCTTCATCTTGGGGACGGGAAGGATTACCTGACTGGCCTGCCGAGGTAGAGCTGCCGCCTTAAGATCAACGGCATCGGAGTCAACAGAGTCGGCAAACGACTGAAGAAGCTTCTTCTTGACTGAGGGGTTCGTAAGAGCCATAATCTCTTCGAACTCCGCACGGCGCTTGTCTCGTACCTTCTGAAGCTGCTGCCTAGCAAGAGAGACGGGCTGCTTCGAAAGGAACTGGGAGCTTAAGGTCTTCGACCAATCACCCCAAGTACCTTCGTCGTTAACGATGTTCATCGCAGAGAGCTTCTTCCGACCGTTCGAGTCGGTGTAGTGAAGCTGCTTGCGGATTACTGAACCGAATGGGTTCGCCGGGTCACCTGTCTGCTTCTTGAGGGCGTCCAGTTTGTTTCCGGTGGGGTTCTTGTTCGTGTTGAATCGGAGATCATATCCCTTAGGAATGTCGTCCGAGTACATTGCCATGCCCTTGAGGTAGTGCGTGCCGTCAACACTGATTCGAACCTGAGCGTAGTTGGAAGAACCGAGGGAGAGGTCTTTGACTCCACGTCGAACCTCAATTACACCGTCCATATCGGTACCGCCCTCATTTCCATAGCGAACCTTCAGTCGCTTACTGGAAACTGCAGTGGGCTTCTCGATACCGTATACCGTATGACCCCGGTCCTCAATGTTGACCCCGGGGGCCTTAATTTCGCCACGCTTGGCCAGAACCGTCTTGTAGTCCATACCCGGAGGGACCAGGACCTTCATTTCGGTGAACTTACCAGTCGTCTGCTGCTGGACCTTCACCTTGTGGACGTGATAGCCCTCAGCCTCGAGCATGGCGGTTGCGGTCTTCATCTTGGTGCTTGTGACACCCATATTAACCTCGACACCGAGTCCGACGTCGAGAAGACCATCCTTACCGACCTGCTTCTTGAGCTCCTTGGCCAGTGCTTCAGTACTCCCCGCCCTTTCTTTGAGGGTGGGGTCTAAAAGTGCTCGAACAGAGGACTCGTTGATGCCCATTCGACGGCCAATAGCCGTGTTAGACATACCCTTCTCCTTAAGCCGGGCAACCATCGCAACGTCAGCCTTACGCTTCTCGTTCTTAGCAATGGACTTCTGGGCTCGAAGCTGGGTGGTGGTCATTCCAAGACCCTTGGCGATCTCAGTCTCAGAGAGACCCTTCGCCTTCAGATCCTTGATGGTGGAGAGGAGGTCGCCCGAGTGCTGATGCGGGTCCTTTCCGGAACCCCAGGGGTAACGTCCAGACTTACGCTTAACACCATAGTGAGCGAGATCCATTAGGCCTCCTCTTCCTTGATCTTCTCGATAAGCTTGTCGAATTGGATGATGGTGTCCATAATCGGGGCAATATCGTCGCCCTCAGGGTTTGCTACCTGAATATCGTCATTCTGGTAGATACGGAGCTCGTAGTTGATAGCCCCAGGACGCTCATCATACTCGAGGCAGAAGAGTGCCGCGTAGATCATGAGCTGATCAATCTTGGCGGGGTGAACGCCAGTCTTCAGATCGTGGATGCGAAGCAGGCCCTTGTCAAAGGAGATAGCGTCAGCAGTGCCAAAGCAGTTGACCGAGTAAAACAGGACTTGCTCCGGCTCCATCCGAAACCCAATAGCATCGTTAACATAGTTGTTGAATGTCACCTTGTTTCGAGGCATTCGCATCTTCAAACGAATGTGCTCAGCGGCGAGCTCGTGAAGACGGGTGCCCTTTGCGGCAGCCTGGGCGGTTCGGAAGGTCTCGATCAGTTTGTCGGGAGAGTAGTTGAGCCAGTGATACTTACTGGCGGAAAGGAATGCGTGAGCTCCATTAAGCTGTGAGTGATTGTTGAACTTCACTGAGGATCTCGCTCTCGTTCTCAGGGTAGATGAATGCGGCATATGACATCGCATGCATGGTCCGAACGTAGTGTGCCTGGTTCGGACGGACTGAGGCAATGGCGCCTCGCTTCACTTCAAGGGCTGCCCAACGATTCTTGTAGAGAAGAATCAGATCGGGTATGCCTTGAATGTAGTTGGGGTCATTTTTCAGAATAATGATCCCGGGCAGCATCTTGTTCAGCTTCTTGATGAGCTGTGCTTGGAATTGTGACTCACGCATGGTGTGCTCCTCTGGGTAAGCCTATAAGAAGGGATAGGCTTGTTTCTATCCTTCTTATCATTATATGCGTAGTTTGCGACGAGGGGTGTCACACGTATTGTAGAGGGAGGAGTACCCTTGGATGAGGGTGGACAAAAAAAAGCCCTATACTTATATATATATTAAAAAATCAATCAATCAATCAATATATATATTTTACTAAAAATGGCCACATTGTGACCTTTCGTTGCAATTCCAAGGAAAAGTCCACAATACGTGTGACACCTAAGTGTCCACTTTTTTGTCCACAATACGTGTGATGAGTATCATCTGTCACTTCTGTAACATGAAAAAATGGCCAGTGGGACGGAAAAATGGCCACCAAATAAAAAGCGACCACTCTCCCAACCCACCGTCACACGTATTCTAACCGACGAATGCCCTCTCGTTGAACACCTTCTTCGAGCTCAGCGACCGCCGAACCGCCTCATCTATCGAGGAATGAGACTCAAGAAAGTAGTACTTCAACCGAGAATATGGCGTGTTCAATCGGTCGATCCGACCCTCACACTGCTCCGTCACTCGCCAGGAATAGTTGAGGGACCAGAAGAGAACCGTATCGGTACTAGTACAGTTCCATCCCTCTGCTGCCGAGGTGTACTGACAGATATAGACCCATCGAGATTCTGCTGGTATAGCATCGTGCCGATGTCCATTCCATTGCGCCGTAGGCAGTCCAAGGCTCTCTGCAACTGCAAGGATTCGATCGAGCTCATAGTTGTAATTGTAGAATACGATAACCCTCTCATTGCTTGAGAGTATGCGCTTGGCTTGCTCTGAACGCCAGTCATTATCACTGACCACCTTTCTCAAGATTCTGCAGACCCCACCTGCGTCTCTAAGGGGTTCCTCTGTCCAGGGATCCATCCTGTTCTTCACGACCCACTTATACAAGTCACAGTCGTAGTCGCAGTAGACAGTCTCCCTCTCACGAGTAGTGTGTCGCTCCACCGGCATCTCCACAAGGATACTCCGACGCAAGCGCTGCAGCTTCGCCTCCCCTATGTATCGTTTGACCTTGGGGTATTTTGCGAAGCGGTCAAATATGACGTGGTCCTCCATGAACTCCGTACGAGTCCTGAAGAATCCGTGAGCCATGAATACCGGGAGGTAGTCCATCCAGACATCTCCAGGGGTAGCTGAGAGCAGAAGCCAGGTGTTCTTACGAGTGATCTTCAAGAACTCCTTGACCCAGCGCCCACTGCCGGAAGCACGCTGCTCATCAAAAAAGAATACCGCGTGTTCTCGATCCGAGTACTTCCCGATGTTGTTCCACGAGTCCACCACAATGGATGAACCTGTGAAACTACATGCGGGATCTGTACTCAGACCGAGACGCGCAGCTTCCTCCTCCCACTCAAGGGAGTCCCGCTTCTTAGCGGTTGTGATGACATACAGCGTAGGGGAGCCCTTGACCTTCTTCTTAGCCAAGGACCCCCCTTTCTTGAACGAGGCGGCGTTACAAA